TGGAATAAACCTTGTCCATTTCCTCGCCATGGATATCGGAGTAAGTAAGGATCGCTTCACCAGCCTCTCCGTACGTTTCGCGCAAGACATCTATCGACCTTGCGTGCTCCTCCGCGGCAAGCTTTGCGTCGTACTCTTTTTGCGCCTGTTCGTCATACTTGACATTGATGCCTTCAATCGTCGCTCTATGCTCGGCAAGTGCCGCTTCACTTTCGGCAAGCTGATCGACATACGCCTTGTAACCTGTCTTCATCTCCTTGACTTCGTGGACAGTGCCGCGGATGTGGTACGTCGTCGTCTTCCAAGCCTCACCAGCTTCTTCCATTTCCGCCATGCCAGCCTTCAGCTCGTCAATACCAAATTCAATCTTGTAGATTTCTTCATACGTTTCATCAAGATGCTTCTGCAACGCTTTCGACCGCGCCATTTCTTCCATGATCTTGATGTTGTTCTCGATCGCTTCCGTACCGCCCTTGATGTTCGTGCCAAACTCTGTCAGTTCGACGTTTAATTCAGGATACAAGGTGTTTAATTTTTCAACGACACCTCTTAGCTTCGCTTTCTTTGTGGCGGCTTTCTCGCTTGAGCTTTCAATGTCTTTGATCTGCTTAACAAGGTCTCTTGCGCGCTCCGCATTGCCTTTGATCTCTTTCGATGTTTCGCCGTATGCTTTTTTCGATGACTCGATTGCTTCAGACGATGCCTTAAACGCCTCTCCGACTTCCTTCGCCTTGTCAACTGCCTTCTGCTGTTCAGGCGACAACTTGCCAAAAATGTTGACAAGCAACGTGATTACACCGACCAGCGCCGCAATGCTGGCAATAACAAATCCAATCGGATTCGCCGCCATTGCCGCATTAAGACCCATTTGCGCCTTTGTAGCGAGACCAGTAGCCGCCGACTTCGCTCCAAGCGCACCCGTTTCTTTCAGTATTGCAATCCGCTGATAATCCGACAGCGCCGCTCCTGCCGCCGTCTGCGTCAGGTTCTCCGCATTAAGAGCGATACCAAGCTTCTGTGCCGCTTGCTTGATGCCTTCCGCACCTGCTTGTGTTTTGATCGCCGTCGTGTAGAGCTGTGTCGCTCCGGTAATTTTAGAAATGACAGAATAGACCGCTTCTGCGCCCTTAAACGCTAACAACGTTCCTAACGCCGTTCCTCCGGCTATCGCAAACTTTTCAAAGTGCTTTGCAACAAACCCTAATACGTCGCCAATACCAAGCAAGATTTTTTCCATCGTCTTGCCAAAGTTCGCCACGGTCTCTTTCATCGTCGGCAATCCGACTTCTCGCCGCGCTTCTTCAATCTTGTCAATGATGCCTTTGACTCCGCGAGTTGTTGCCGCTCGCATGTTGTCAAATGTCCCTGCCCATGTAGTACCAGCTTTTTTCGCCGCGCCTGTTAGACTCGGAAAACTCTTTGTTCCGTGCTGGAAAGCTTTGTCCATACCAGCTAAAAATTCTTTTGTGCTTAGCTTTCCTTTGCTCATAGTGTCTCGTATGTCGTCAACAGATTGTCCTGTCGCTTCCGCGTACATCTGCATAACAGGGATGCCTGCCAAGACAAGCGAATTGATTTCCATCATCTGGATTTTTCCGCGAGATGCCATTTTTTGCAAAGCATGCCCCGCCTGCTCCATAGCCGTGTTTGTCCCATCGCCAAACATTGCTACCGCGTCGCCCCAACCTTCGACGTACTTGATAGCATCATCAACGTCGATTGCCGCCGTTACAAGTCCCTGCACAGCACGTGACATGACATCAAGACCATAAGGCGTGCCTCTTGCCGCAACATTGATCTTCTCAACCGCTTCAGCCGCCTTTTCAGAGTCGCCTGTCATCAGTTGGATTGTGCGGTTAAATCTGTCCATCGTGTCAATGCGTTTCATCGCTGAATCGACGGAGTTTCTAACCAGATTCCACGCGGCAGACAAGCCCTTCATGACACCTTGGGCGACGATCATACCCATCATCGTGTCCTTAAACGTCGATGCGCTTCGCTCGGTCTTTTTCAGCTTATCTTCAAAGCCTTGTGTTTCGTCTGCCGCTTTTCTAAAAACATAGGTAAATCCGCCGTCCGTAGCGGTTAAAACAGCTTCAATCTTGTGTGTTTCAGTTGACATGATCTTCCGCTCCTTTCCGGCTCATCTCTCGATATTTTTTAACGTTCATCGCAACCTTCCGCAAACGCTCAAACGATGCTTCTTGCTCTGCGCTTAATTTCTCCTCGTCGTAGATCGCTTTTTCTGCCGCTTCAAGATCGTACAGACCTTTTACGTCCTTGATGACGTATTCTTCATACTTCCGATCCGCTGATAGTTTTGTTGCTTTCGCATCCCTCCAGATCAACATTTGTCTTGCAAACGTGTCGTACGCGTCGGCTTTTTGTAGCAATCTCGCCTTAACTCGCAAATTGTATTCTTTTGGCGTCATCCTTTTTAACGCCAGCAGGTCATCCGTAATGTAACGCAAACCGTCAAGCAAAATGCCTTCGTAGGTTTCTTCGCTCGATTCTTTTCTTAATTGGTCATCGCCACTTTTTTGATCATTCTTACGACCGGAGCGGTCATCGAACGATTCTCCAACAAGTCTAAAAAACCTTTGTAAACGTCCTCCAGCACGCCAGCTTCAAACCAATCATCGATAAGCTTTTCAATGCCCTTGAGACTAGGCTTCTGTTTCTCCGTGCATGTCCCTGCTTGGATAACGTGCAAGAGCGCAATTGGGCTTCTAGCCGCCAATCCGTCAACAAGCATGTAAACGCCTGAACCGTAAGCCATCGCTTCAATCTTGACAGGTGCCAGCTTGTCAATTTCTCTTACAAATGCAAAACCGATGTACAACTCATACTTGCGCCCGTCGATTTCAAGCACCTCCAAATTGAGATCAGGTTTTTCAGTCTTTTCTTTTTCATTCTCTTTCGTCATGAATCATCCTTTCATTCAACAAGAGGCACCAGCTTTTAGTTGCCGATGCCTCCCTAATCGCTGTTCATTGCCTTTCATTAAGGCGACGGAGCTGTCTTTACATCACGGAATGCGTACTGCACTTCCTCAACCTGTTCGACAGTCATTTCTGTTCTTCCTGACTGCGGTTTCCCGTCTACCTTAAATGATGACGTAAACTCGCTGAAGTTTTCAGAGTCGGCAGGAAGCTCCCAGTTTTCAAGGTTTCCTTGCATGTACAGCGCGCCGTAAGTTGTGATCGGATTTTCACCAGTTGTTGTCTGCACGTCGGAGAAATCAACTTCCCACACTTCCAGCTTCTCGTTGTTGAGCACGGCTTCCATCAGCATTAAATTGACTTCATCATTGGACGATATCGCCGTCATGTTGATTGTCGCTTCAAGACCGCTTCCGGTGTTGACTTTGCCGTCTTTTGTCATTCTCGACTCAACGCTGTTTGCAAGCGTGATCGTGTGCTCAATCTGCAACGCCAGTTTTGCCGCCGCGCCAGAAGATGCTTCCGACAGCTTGCGGAACATCAAGATTTTATCTTTGCCTTCTTTAGGATTAATCGTTGGCATTTTTCCTTCCTTTCCCGTTAATAAACGTTAAATTTCAAATTCACCATTCCTCGCCACAAGTCCTCGTTTGTCGATTGATCAATCCTGACCTCAACACTGCTTTCCCGTGGCATAAGTTTGATGATGTGACCGCTTGTAAGCCTTGTGAGCTTGCCGCATTCGTTAAACAAATCATAAGCGATGTCTGACACCGTTTTCCGGTCATCGCTGTCTCCCCACACGTCCAAACCGATGTTGATCTCGGCAATCAAATAGCTTTTCGTCGCTCTAGGCACGTTTATCGTGTTGCCAAATTGCACGTACGGATACGCCGTTCCTTTCGGCGGGTTAAACTGATAACATTCGTACTTGGATTCTGCCATTGCGTACAAATCATCGTACAAAATTTGATCGATAACTTTATCCATGCTACGTACCCAACTTCACGACTTGCTTCATCTCTTTCAGAAACTGCGGCTTGATCTGCAATAATGCCGGAAACAGAAACGGTTGCGCCGCCATGTATCGCGTTCCAAGCTCGACGTACATCGCATAATCTGCATAAGGACTAACGACACCCGTCAGCCCCATGTCTCGGCTCATGGGCGTGATGGATCGCTTGAGATAACCCGTCGGCTTAATCCAAGCACGACCGACACCCTTGATCCATCCCCAGTGACCCTTAAACACTGCCCGTTTCCGTGCTTCCTCGTACAACGCCATCGTGTTTTTAGAGACAACTTTCCGCATGACATCCGTTGCCGCCTTCTTGATCAACTGATCTCGAAACTTTTGCAAATCGTTTGTGTGCTTCAGCTCTACGTTCAACATTGCTCTAAAACTCACTGTACGCTTCGTAGGTAGCCCTATTTCGTAGTTGCCGCCTGTTCTGTACTAAGTACACCACTCCGTCCAAAACGACGCTGTGGGCATTCAGGAGCGTTCCTGCGTGATACATCACTAAACCTTTGACGTCTTGTCTGCCGAAAACTTCCGTTTTGCGCTTTGTTGGCATTTCGTAGTACGTCGTAAGCCTTTTGACTGTCACGTCAGGTGGTCGCTCCACCTTGCCAACTTCCGGATTATAACGCTCTACGCCTTCGCCTTTAATCCTGTACTCTGCCGTCGCGATCATGGTATCCCTCGAATCACGCCGTATCGCGGATCAGGCTTTTCAGCTTCCAAAGAATCGGCATACGTTGCGATGTAGCGATCATACGCCGCCAGATCGTCCGTCGTGTCAAACGACACGTTGTGACCTTCGACATTCTCTGATGTTAAGCCTTCGCGACCGATACGGACAAAACGACGAGCGACCACTTCAGGCACAATCCATTCAAGATCAGCCGGAACTTCGTCGCAAGGCGGCAAACTCCGCACCCTTAAATGCTCATTGAGCAAAAACACTAACCTCTTTTCAGACAAACTGATCAAGTACAAAAGCATGTCGTCTTGTGACGCGTCTGCCTTGTTGTTCAGGATCAGTAATCGTGCTTCTTCCAGATGCTTCATGATCGCCGCCTTTCTGCGCTATTCGTTGCCAGTCATTAGATTATACAAGTCGCGCTTGGACATCTTTTCGTCGTAAGGAACTTCCCAAGCGTCAAGCTTGATCATGATATCCTTTTTCGTCACACTGTCATAATCGACTTCGGTTGCGTCGGCAACTTTCTTAGGCTTCGGTTCGACTGGTTTGGATGCAACAACGATCTGATCCGCCGAAATTGTACCTTCCAGAACGATCAAGGTTTCGTCCGTTGCTTTCTCCGGTACTTCCTCAATGTAGCCTTCCAGCGTCAGCCAGCGCACCCGTGTCGGAGTCATGCCAGACGGATCGTACTCGTCGTCCGGCACGTACGTGTGATTTGATCTAGCCGTGTCCATAAACGCTTTTTTAACGATGTACAAAGCAAGCTCCTTTCAGGCTTAGACCGGATCAGCAAGCACTTTGGCTTGGATCACGCCGTCTGCACCGCCGAATGACGGCAATGCTCTCGCAACGGCTTTTGTCCAGCGTCTGGGCGGATCAAACTCACGTTCTATAACGCCCGTGATGAAATTGTCGCCGCCAAAGCTGTACGACGGATCAAGTCTTAGCTCGATTTCTTCAGCGGTCAAGCCGAACTGCGTCACGCCGACCGGATCACTGCCAAAAATGGCAATCTTCCCGTAAGGCACATATTTTTTCTGCTCACGTGTTCCGTCATTCTTCTCGATGGCGTACACATTGTCATAAGCCGCAAACGTAGGCAATCCTGCGCTCACAAGCCAGTCGTTGAGTATATTTTCCGTCACGTAACCCGTCGAAGACGATGTGCCGAAAATGTAACTCTTGGTCTTGCTGTGCTTGAGGATCGTTCTCAACACTTCGGATGTGGTCAAAACGCGTGTGGCAATGACGCCGCTTCCGCGCAAGAGTTCAACCCACGTATCAAGATCGGACACCCAGTCCGTGCTTGATGCACTCCAAGGAGCGGTCGCGGAA